AACAGTGCCTTTAATGCTTTTGGAGGGCCAGACCCAGGCAACGCATCTTTTGCTCAACTTAGGGCTGGTTCAGATACGTCAGATGTTCGTTTGACTTCTGGCATAAATGGAACTGGCACCTACTACCCCATGACGTTTTACACAGGCGGCTCCGAGCGGATGCGCCTGGATACGTCTGGCAACGTTGGGATTGGGACGACAAGCACCACTGCAAATGCAAAGTTGGCGGTGGAGCAGGGTATAGTCGCACGGGCTTCAACAGCAGGGTTAGTTCCTTACCTACAGTTGTATAACTCAAATGCTGGCACTGATCTAAAAACATGGCGGTTTGGCGGCGATTCTGCTGGGTCGCTTTCAATTGAAACAGTTAATGATGCTTATAGCGCTGCTGTGCAGCGTTTGGTTATTAACAGCAGCGGCAACGTGGGGATTGGGACGAGTTCGCCTTCGGCATACGGCCTGACAGTAAGTAAGGCTTCTGGTGCCGCAGGAATGCAAATTGCGTCAGGGGCTAATAATTCTGACTTTGTAATGAGTGGAACCGATTTATATATAGCAAATAATGTAGCGGGAACAATTCAATTTTATATTAACTCCGCCGAACGCGCCCGCATCACCGCTGGTGGTCGCATTGGCATCAAGACCTCGGTGCCGACTTCGTTGCTCACGATCAGCACGCCGGGCGACACAGAAAACATTACAAAATTGACGATCAATGGGTACGGCGACTTTCGCGGCTACGGCTGCATCATGCAGCCGAATAATGATACCAATTGCGTGCCGTTCCTTTTTACAAATGCGGCAGGAACTATTGTCGGGTCCATCAGCACAAATGCTAGTGGAACCTCATTTACTACATCCTCCGACTACCGCCTCAAGCACGATGTGCAGCCGCTAACCACCGGCCTTGCCACCATCGCTGCGCTTAAGCCGTCAACCTACAAGTGGAACGCTGACGATAGCCACGGCGAAGGCTTTATCGCGCACGAACTTGCGGAACACATCCCGCACGCCGTGACCGGCGAGAAGGACGCGGTGAACGCTGACGGCTCCATCAAGCCGCAGGCCGTGGACTACAGCAAGATCGTGGTCCACCTCGTCGCCGCCTTGCAGGGACTGAAGGCCGAGAGCGACGCCCTCAAGGCCCGCATCGCAACTCTGGAAGCCCGCCAATGAAACTCGACCTTTCTCTCAACGAGATCAACGTCATCATGCAGGCGCTGGGCAACATGCCCTACGCTCAGGTGTTTGAGCTTGTAGAGAAAATCCGCACCCAGGCGCAGGCACAGGTGCAAACCACGGAGCAAGCAAATGGCTAATACCTATACCTGGGTCATTGAGGCGATGGATTGCGTCCCTCAAGAAGACGGCCAGACCGATGTTGTGATCGCCGTGCATTGGCGCTTGAATGGCACCGACGGAACCAATACTGCAACGGTCTATGGCACTGTGGGTTTGACCTACACGCCGCGTTCCCCGTTCACGCCTTACACTAATCTGACGCAGGATCAAGTTATCGCATGGACGCAAGACGCGCTTGGCGATGAACAGGTGGCGTCGCTTGAGGCTAATGTGGCGGCGCAGCTTGCCAATCTTGTCAACCCTCCGGTGGTTTCCCCGCCGTTGCCTTGGGCTGCCTGACACACCTTAGTGAACGGTAAATGTCTTCTCCGCAGAAAATATCACAATTAACAACGGCAGGCCCGCTTACTGGCGCTGAGCTAGTTCCTGTCGTACAAAACGGCGGCACCCTACAGACCACTATATCGGTGCTTGCCGCGTTTGTAAACGTGTCTATTCTGCCCGTCGTATCAGCCCTTCAGACCCAGATTGAGCAGGTATCAGTCCTTACTTCTATCAATGCTGAATCTATTACCTCCTTAAATGCGGTAGTATCTACTTTTGATTCTCGTATTGAAGCCGTGTCAGCGGGCATTGTTTCGGTAAATAATGCCGTTTCTGCTTTGGAAGTCCGCGTAAGTTCTGTTTCGGCTGCGGCCTCCAATGCTTCGGCAGCCATCACATCCATTAATAATGTCGTAAGCGCGCTTGAAGTTCGCGTAAGTGCCGTATCTGCCCTGACTTCAGTTAATTCGGCAGCTATCACATCCATCAATAACGCCGTATCCGCTTTAGAAATCAGAGTCAGCGCGGCTTCTGCAACAGGTGTGGCTAACTCGGCGGCTATTACTTCTGTCAATAACGTAGTAAGCGCCCTAGACATTCGCCTTACCAATGTATCGGCATCCGTATCGGTACTTAATGTGCAAATGGGGCAGGCGCTTGCCTCGATTTCAGCTATCAATTCAGTCCTCGCTACCATCGACACTTCCGCTATCGCGGGCCTAGAAGTTCGCGTTAGCAACCTGTCAATTGCGGTGTCCACTAACTCCGCTGCTATCACTTCTGTCAATGCGGTCGTCTCTTTAAAAGTATTCCGCAATAATGATTTCCTTACCAACGTCCAGTTCATCGACTTCGACACTACCACAAGCTACGCGGTGTGCGCCGGGCGCCTGACATGGGACATTACGCATGGTACCCTCGATTTAGGTCTAACGGGCACCGTCAACTTGCTTATTGGTCAGCGTACCGTCGCCCAAATCTATAACAATAGCGGCGGCACACTTCCTAAAGGAAAAGCCGTAAAGGTTACGGGCGCCCAAGGCCAACGCTTGACGGGCGCACTTGCCCAAGCTGACAGCGATTCGGATAGTGCTACTATCTTTGGTATTATGCTTGAGACGGTTTCTAACCTAGGCTCAGGCTACGTTGCAACAGATGGCGTCGTCAACAATGTCGATACGGCGGCCTATACTGACGGCGACATCGTATACTTATCTCCAGTATCTGCTGGTGAACTAACTCCCGTCAAGCCAGTAGCACCCCAGCATCTCGTGCAAATTGGCTACATCGTCAAGGGCGGTTCAGTTGGCGGCGGCTCCCTTTATGTCAAAGTCCAAAACGGCTATGAATTAGGTGAACTTCATAACGTCAAGACCTCTGCCGAAGTATCCATAGCAAATGGTGAAGTTTTGGTATGGAATGCAAGCGCCAGTGTCTGGACCAACTCGACTGCCCTGCTTGACACGCAAGCTTCTGTTTCTGCCCTGCAAATCCAACTCAACTCTGTGTCGGCTGCCGTCTCCACTAACGCTGCCGCCATCACCTCCATCAATAACGTAGTCAGTGCCCTTGAAATCCGTGTCAGTACCGTGTCGGCACGGGCGTCTGCAATTCAAGCGCAAGTCAACAGTGTATCCGCTTTGGTGTCTGCTCTTGATGTGCGCGTGGCCGCCGTATCAGCTTCTATATCGGCCCTGCAAGTTCAAGTCAACAATGTTTCAGCCGCGCTTACTTCCGCTAACAACGTAGTAAGCGCACTTGAGATTCGCGTCAGTGCAGCTTCTGCTACAGGCGCTACCAATTCAGCATCTATTACCTCCATCAATGCGGTACTAACGTCCATTCTTGCAATTCTCAATTCCAACTATCGCGTCTTAGAATAGCAAGTGGTGAGCAAGTGAGAATCCCCTTGCAACCAATCCTCACTTAATGTAGGATGTGCTTCTGATCAAGGAGCCACACATGACAGACAAAGTAAATCGCGTCCAACTCCTAAACGACGCCAAAGCTCAACTAACACCCTGGACTACCGAAGACGGGCGCCTATTTTTGGATTACACCGACATGGGCACCCGTCGTACCATGGCCATCACGCCCACGGGCAACTGCGACTTCCGTGGTTGGTTCTCCTCGTTCTGCGTCGACCAAATCAATATCGTGCCCAATGGCGACCTCGTCAACTCCGCCCAAACCTACTTCGCACACTGGGCACGTACTCGTGGCCCCAAACTGAAAGACTATATCCGCGTAGGCGGGCGCATAGGTGAACTCTACATCGATACAGGCAACGACGCCAACGACGCATGGCGCATCACCCCCAACGGTATCGAGCTTGTTAAGGGCGGCCCGACCCACATCCGCATGCTGCGTGGTGCTGGCGTCTTGCCCCTTGCCGACCCCGACTTCGACGCTGATCCGTCCGAATTCCCTACCCTACTCCGCAAGTACATCGCCTCCGACGACGACACCCTCATGCTGCTAACGGCGTGGCTTCTCGGCTGCCTGCGCCCCGAAGGCCCCTATCCCGTCCTCACCATATCCGGCGAACAAGGTTCTGGCAAATCCACAGTTTTGCGCCTGATGCGCCGTATCATCGACCCCCATGCCCTCGATATGCGTACCCCGCCCGAAGACCAGCGCGACCTACAAGCCATGGTTCGCAACTCTTTTATCCTGGCCTTCGACAACGTGTCCTTCATTTCCAACAAAATGTCTGACGCTTTGTGCGTTATCAGCACGGGCACGGGCGCCCAGGGTGGTCGCGCGCTCTACACCAACGCCGAAGAATCTGCCGTCCGCGTATGCCGCCCCGTCGCCATGAACGGCATCCCCGACGTCGTCGAACGCGGTGACCTAGTAGACCGCTCCATCCACGTTCACCTGCCCCGCATCGACCCCCGCCTGCGCCGCGACGATATGGAATTTTGGGACAGCTTCCACACAGATCACCCACGCTTGCTGGGTTCGCTTATGAATGCAGCATTGAAAGCTATGCAAAACTATGGTAATGTAGTCTTGGCTGAAAAGCCGCGCATGTCTGCGTTTGCAGTGTGGGCCGTTGCTGCTGAACAAGCTTTCGGGTGGAAGCCGGGTCGTCTTATGGAAGTCTATAAGAACAACCGCTCCGCCGCCGAATCCCAAATGCTTGAGTTCAACGGCATGGCATCCGCCCTGTTGCGTATGATGGCGAAGCAAAAGGAATTCTCAGGTACGTATTCGGATTTGATTGGACAACTGGAAATGAACATCGGCCCGCGCGAGCGTCTGCCCCAAACGTCCCATAGCTTTGCTGCTGAACTCAAGCGCATTCGTCCCGCCCTTGAACGGCAGGGCTTGCGCTTCTTCAATGCCGGGCGCTCGGGTTCCGTGGAGCAGAAGGGGCGTTCCCGTATTTCCATTGTGCGCCAAGACGACGACGAGGATGCTACGGTTTCATGACCGACGAACCTTACGTTCCCAAAATCAGCGCCAAGAAACTTCCTGAATACTACGAACGCGCCCAGAAGAAGGCACTGGAACGTAAGGGTAACGGCCCCTCGCAAAAGGACCGGATTGCCAAGCACAAGCGTGAACTCCGGGCCATGAACATTCATAAGCCCGGCCATGGCATTCGCGCCGAGAACGTCAAAGCCATCCGCAACCTACGCGAACACCTGCGCGAAACGTGGCAAGCTTCTTGGGACAAAATCAACAAGATCAAGAAGCTCACGCCCAAGCAAGTCGAATTCGCCCGTCAGTTCGCCTTGAATGGCCGCACCAACAAATGCGGTGCCATGCGCCTAGCCGGATACGATAGCGTCAATCCGGCAGTGTTGCTATCCCTGGCAAACAAAAACCTATCCATCCCACACTTCCATGACCTAGTCACCGCATTTGAAATCGAGGAGAAGGCCCGTATGAAAATCAACGTAGAAGATGTCGTCAAGTGGTTCAACGACATTGCCACCCAAGCCATGGGTTCCGGCGACTTCACTAACGCCAACCGCGCCATGGAAAACCTTGCCAAGTACCTCGGCATGTTTGTCGAGAAGAAAGAAATCACGCACCGCACCATCCACTCCAAAGAAGAGTTGGATACCCGCATTAGCGAACTGACTGCTATCCTGCGTGAAGCCGAGCCGGAAATTGAACGCAAACTTAAAATCCACTAACCCCGACGCAGTCCTTCAGTTAAAGGCCGAACTGGCCGAAGCCCTCCATCAAAAGGCGATATTGGAGGCGCAGGAAGACTTTTACGTTTTCGCCAAGCTCCTCGCCCCGCTCATGCTGGACGGCAACGACTACCGCGATGGGCGCCACATTGAAGCCATTGCCGCCACCTTGCAGGAAGTTGACCGGGGCCTAGTCGACCGCCTCATGTTGGCCCTGCCGCCCGGCTCCATGAAGTCTGTTCTCCTTATGCTGTTCGCCGCGTGGTGTATGGGCCGCCACCCAACATGGCGTATCATGTGGATTTCCCACACCACCGACAAAGCCGTGGAATGTTCTGGCCGTATCCGCGACCTAGTCCGCTCCACTGAATACCAAGAAATCTTCCCCGGTGTCCACATCC